GGCATGCCAAAAAACACTTTTATGATTTTTTAAATTATAATATCTTTTCCCCAACTCCTCATCTTTTATCATAGATAAAAACTTATATTCTTCATCTAATAATTCTTGCCGATTTGAATATATTCGTTTTAATGTTCTTCGTTTGAAATCGGATGGTCTTCTTTTATGTGATTTCCTCATCCACGAAGAACTGCAAATATATCCATCATCTTCTGTTCCCCAATGACACCCAATATAATATCTCTTATGTTTCCTATCATACCAAATATAAACAAATCCATATTTTTCTTCCATTTTAAATCTCCTTATACTGTATATATAAAAAGTGTACCCTAGAAATTTCCCTCACTAAAAGGGTCTGTATCTGTGAAGTCAAATATATCATCTTGGTCACGAATCAGTTCGATATCTTCATTATCACCAATTGGTTTAGTATCTTCTGGTTCGTTTGGTATAATTAGAGTGGTTGTGGTGGATGTTGTTATTGGATATTCTGCACTAGATACTGCACCCTTAATTGTTTCTGAAGCAGAAACATTAATAGTACCCACAATATTTGTAACTGTTAGTTTGGTTAGTGTAGAATCCCAATCAGTAACAACGGCAGTTGCAGTTGCATTGGCAAGTTCAGCAGTTGCACCTGTGACACCAGATACTTGATATACGGTTTCACCCTCAAAGAAATTAGTGTATGTACTGCTACTAACTCTAGTTCCCAAATCCCATGTGACTGCAAACTTCTTGCTTACATCTTCTACTGTATCAATATCTGTATATCCAGTATCGATTTCTTCTTGACTGTATGTGAATACTTCACATGATAGTTTATATGTGTAAAGTTTACCTAATTGGTAGAATGGATTCTCATGCTCAACAAAGTTTATTTCAAATAGAGTTTTACTTAACGGAAAGAATATTAAATCACCTTCTTTTGGTCTTGTAATGCTTTCATAATCCCCTACAGTCTGTTCAAATCTTTTTCTAGAAACTATAAGTTCTACTCTATCTCTAATCTCTAATCCAAACTTTGAAAGTATATCACCCTCACCCTCAAATCCATCAACAGAAGCAATATACATTTCTAATTGATAACCATCATCAAACTTAGAAATAAGGTCTTCCCCAAAGAGTTTATCTTCGTTGACCAAAGTTCTAGGAATATAAACCATATCCTTACCCATTGCTTTAATAGTTTCAATGGTAAGGTCTTCTACTACATTCTGCTCTCCAGAATATTCTTTAAAGTGTGGATTACGAGCCATTTATAAAACCTTTAACCTACATCAAAATTAATTGGTAGTTCATATGTTAATTGGAGTTCTTCTTCAAGTCTTAATATTTCTTCGTTTGCTTCTGCAAATATTTCTCCTCCTCTTAATGAAACTCCACCAGGCAATTGAACCCCTTCAAATTTTGATAAATTAGAACCCCACTGTTTTTTGATAAGTGCTGTGGTATATTTCCTCATCCAAATATCGTTAAATATTTCAGAAAAGGTGGATGATTTAAGTTTAACATATGCTTCTACTACAACATATCTGTCAACCGTAAGGTCTGCTGGCCTCATATCTAAAAACAATCTGTTTCTAACCTTATTAAATCTAATCATTCTTTCTGGTTGAAAAAAGTCTTCAATCATATTGATATATCTTTTAGTAGAATCATATCTAGCAAGACCCATAGAACTATTATATCCTAGTCCTCTATTAATACCAAAATAGTCACTTAGAGCCATTTGATACCTTACATCGAACATATCAATGCTGGCAAAATTTCCAAACTGAAAAATTTTGGTAACACTTACTATGTCTGCTCCTGTGGGAGCATCAACATCAGCAGTCAGTCCATTAACTGGACCAAAATCATTAGTATCAATATACAGATTATCTTTATTTGCTTGTGTTATTTGATGCTTGAAATATGCTTTTTCTGTGCCGTCATGGTGTCTTTCAGCAAACAATAAAAGAGCCTCGTCAAGACGGTCTTCACACTGTTGTCTATCGACATTTACTTCTACTACTGGGTCGCCCAATTTTCGTAGAGCATAATCGATTAATTCATCTCTACTAGTAAGATTTGCCATTTAAAATACTCCTGATGCTTATATTTATAGAAATTCTACAATATATGTATAAAAGCATCAGGAGCAAGATGATATGTTACTAGTTTAAGATTCTTCTTTTGTATCGTCTTTTGGTGTTTCTTCCCCGATATCCACAGAAACTTCTTGAACTTTATCATAGTCAATATTTTCAATGTAATATTTTCTGGTAACAGGTTCTTCTGCTTCGTCTGGGGTACTTACAATATAGTTTGTAAATCCTGGCATTTGCAAGGGACAAGATAATTTTGGATAGTCTAATTTACCATATTCATCTGCATTTGCTACTAAAAAGGTTCTACTGCTATCGCCACACCCGCATCCACCACATATGTGTTTGGTTGGGTCGAGTTCACTTTGTTGTAGGTATTCACAGGGAGGCAATTCCCCACCATTTTCTGTGTTGCCAAAACAACTTAAAACTCTAAGTTGTTTAATAGGTTTATTAATTTTGTTATTGTTTATGTTTCTAGAAGCAAGAGCCACTGCAAAACTTTGAACCATGCTCAATTTTTTCTTTAATCCCCTGTGGTTGGGGTCGATAGGTACTTTCCTAAATTTCTTTTGTTCTTCTGACATTTAAATCTCCATATTTAAGAATTCAATAATATTATACAACAAATACTAATATTGTCAAGTATATTTATTAGGATTAATCCTCTACCACTAAAAGTGCTAAAACTGCTCTCGCTCTGTTTTTATTATCTCGTCTAGACAAAACAACCATAGGAGAATCTCCAAAACTTTGACAATATGTTAATTGTGTTTTAGTTCCATAATCAAAACTGGTTTCAAAAGTAGATGTCCAATAGAATGTAACATTACTTTTTTGTAAAGGTGTGTATGGGAAATTTGGAGTATCATCAGATATCGTTGTATTGGAAATAAAATCCAAATCATTAATCTGATTTGCTATGAATCCCCATAAATCTTTTGATGCTATATTCCAATTCCACCAAATATTTTTATTATATGTTCTATTAATATTTTTTGTTAAGTTTAGATTATTGTATGAATGGTTATACCAAGAATCCCAATTAGAACTGCTCAATACATTAGAAGAATTTAAATCTGGTTCATATGCCAGACTCGAACCACCAAAATCATTTTCTGCAATTATTATAGCAAATGTTTTATTAGAGTTTTTAGTATTATCATTATTTTTTGGATAATACGGATAGCATATGCCTGTGTTTTCTGATGTACCAAAACATTCACTACCTGGACTGTGTGTATCATCTGCAATAATAAATTCACCAATATATCTACCTTGACCCAAAACTCTATCACCAAGTTTCCAAGTGTTTATAGTACTTCTTGGTATTTTGTTTTTATTTGTCATATATGTTTGTATATCTGTGGTAGTTGTATCTGAACATTCTATTTGTTTTCCGTCTTTATTATAACCAGACCAAATACCTTTATATTCATCGCATACAGTTTTAGTTTCACTGCTACAAACTAATTCTTTGGATTTTAAATATGAGCAACTAGATTTTAAAGTATCAGAATAATTATCAAGCAATAAAGCATTTATATCGCCCGTTGCAATGTAAACACCACTTCTTTTATCCTTTTCATAAAATCCTTTGCTTTCTCCTTCTGTATATTGTTCACTATCACATAACGGCAGAACAATATCATCTCCTTGTTCATCAGGGTCGTACCAACCATTACCGTATGGTAGAACGCAATAGTGGTTTGGATTCCAACTAACTCCTGTTGCTCCATGAGAATTACCAATAACTGCACATTCTTTTGGAGAGCAAGTACTATCACAAGTAATACCAGAACAACATGCACCAGGCCATCTAACATCGGGAATTGTTCCACCCTTCGTGCATAACATATGTGCGCCAATTCTTACTGCATTTGGAGCATTTGGGTCGTCATTTAAAGGTACGATATCTGTATATGCACCACAAGATATTCCTTGCGCCCACACACCACCTTTGTCAGAACATTCGCAAAAAGTTACATTGTCTTGTAAACCACCTTGATGACAAGGGAAAGTATAGTTTCCATAATTGATATTTTCGCAGTTTTGACTGCTTTCGTCATAGGTATCAAAAAATCCGTTTCCACCTGCTCCACCTACCGCTCCCTCTCCCCAGTTATCTACATAACTGCAAGAACAGCAACAACCAGTTGCACCCAAATCAGGGCATGAAATTTGTGTGATGTCATTATTTTCTACAGGTTGCCAATGACCACCATTAGCAACACAGGTATTATAAAATTCAAGAATTGGACCTTCTGCGCGAGCGTAACAACATGCACCTTGACTATTTGCGTTCGAGGTGTAGTCTGCAATAGATTTAATTCTAGACCTATGTTGAATACTCATATAGTTTCCTTTATATTATTTATAATCATTAACATCGAGGCCACTCACAATTTCCTTCACAATACATTTCTTGACATAATCCATTCACCAGATATCTACCAATTCCTTCTGATGAGTTATTTTTTATCGAACTTGGTGTCTTAGGCACATCACTAGGCTTGCATGGACATGATGGTGGTATTCCACCCGAATCATATGTAACGCATTCAGTTCCCTCACCGCAAAATCTACCAAGAGTACCGTCACATTGTTCGCGAGTCCAGTTCCTACAATGTTGCTGATGACCGTGAGGCCTGACTTCACCCCAACAACATGCACCCTCATTTTTTCCAATTGGTTCTTTTGTGCTATGATAATATGGAATAAAATCTGGCATAGATGGGTCGTTGATTGTTTTGTCTGGTGCAATTGCTGGTTGATTAATACTTCTTTCAGCACTATCAGGTATATAAGTGATTCCAAACTCTGCTTCACAACAGGAGCAAATGTGTTCATCTTTACCAATGTCTGACATACATCCCATAGTGCAAGATGGTCCATCTGGTGTGCCCTTACAGTCGCATATTTGCGAACAATATATTCCATCACCATTGTCATTACAGCATTTCTGACCAGGACTATCCATGTCGCCTACATTACAACACTGCTGTCCTGGTCCACAAGCCTGTGTTCCCCCATCCACGCAACAGCAACAATCGCTGGCATCGCAGTCCCCAGAGGATACAATACTATTGTTTGCCATACAAACCAACGCGGTGTCTGGGTTGTCCCAGCAAATGCTACACACATCCGCGCAACAAGATTCCCGCACCCCACCAATCCAATGGTCATAGTAAGATTCTCCATTCAGACAACATTCAGTTCTATTTGGTTCACAATAGTCGTCATAATCATGACAAAAACCTTGATACCCAAGTTCTCCGTTCTCATCCCAAATTGCTTTTTCGCAACATTTTTGTCCTGCTTCACATAGAATCGCAGTTGAACCAGTACCGCAACACCATGCGCGATATTCGATACCACAATTCCACACTGGTGGATGTGAACCCCCTTCGCGATTATCAAAACATTGTCCATTACAACAACCAGTATCAGGGTATGAAGGATGAAACGAAGTATTTACTCCTGTACTTTCAGTGCAAGAGCAGTGTGGATATCCATCTTCACTTTGACATTGCTGGTCACTATCGCCACAAGCACAAGTGTTTTTACATTCTCCTATCTGTGGACAACAATCCATTCTTTTCATTGTGACAGTACCCCCACAACATGACCAGTGGTTGTCATAGGGATAGTCACTGCAAGGACCATTTTCTGTATAACCACAACCGTTCCATGTGGGTTGACAACCATAACCACTTCCTGCGGTTCTTGGATAAACGCATGGACAGTCTTCACCGTTGATATAACCTATCGCTGCCATATCAATACCCTCACAGTCTTTTACATAGGGGCAACATTTCCATTCACCAGTAAATGTGCAACCTTCCTGTTCGGGGTCATCGTCCCAACTTCCTTGGCCGGGGTAATCACCTCCAGGACAGTCCCACACCGCTGCCCAAGCAGTACAACACTGCCCAAACCATTCTGGTTCATGTTCGTGTCCAAGTTTGGGTTCACCACTAGCATGACACTCATATGCAACACAGTTGTAACCCTTCGCATTACCACATTCTAATGCAACAATTTCACAAACCCCTTCACAATCACATCTTTCTTCATAACCACAACAATTTACCTCACCAAAACCAGGGCAACATGTTTCGGGTGGATTTCCTTCTTCACCCTGCAAATTACAACATTCTTTTTCTTTTCCAGTAAGACTCAAACAACATTGCTCACCTGCATCTGTAATTTCCCCACTACTATTGTATTCTGCATCCTTACAACATTTTGGGTTACCATCAGACCATTCATGTTTGCAACAACTTTCTCCTGCTTGGTGGACATAAGTCTTACATCCAGAATTAGCAGAAAAAGTCCACACTCCTTGGTCAACATCACAAGTATTATGGTCTGTTATATAACATTCATCGTTTGGAGGCAACACACCACTTAGTGAACATGCTCCCCAATCACAATATCCACCATGAGGTGGAGGACCACCAACATTATCACCTTGCCAATCACCAGGGCAACCTTCTACAGTTTCACACGGACTGCACCAACAGCACCCTTCTTCTGGTCCAGTACCACAATCACTATCCCAATTACCACCCCAAGCATTGCATCCACTTTCATACTCACAATTTTGACAACCACAGTCAACCGCATCTCCATCACACGGATTCTCCAATATAGGATAGAACTCACCTCCCATCTTGCAACACTTGGTCGGTATCCAATCTGCACCATCAAACCAGTCACTAAAACAACAATGTTCTAATTCTTCATGGCAACATAGACTTTGTGCTGTCCCACAACACTGTTGGTGACTCATACAACATTTTTCACCACAATAGAAACCACCGGGACACCATGTAGGCCAGAATCCACAACATCTTTCCTCGACACAATCACCATCAATACATGTCCAACCGCACATGTCTTCACATTCGCAAGTAGTGCAACCATTTGGCCAACACTTTCCTCCAATATTATTGTCACAATCACCAAGACACCCATTACAGTTTGGAATATCACCTGCACCACTTTGGGGTTTGCAACATCTGTAATGCACACTTCTCAACCATATTGGAGTGTTTTCATCTATACTTTCACAACACGGTCCATCTTCACACTCTTGAGGCGCAAATGGCGTATAACAAGTACCCGAACACATACCATCAAACTGTGGCCAAAATGGCATACATGTATCACCACCTGCCCAACAGCAACAACAATAATCCGCTTGTTCAAGACATTGCCATGCTGTCATGAAATCACATATACTATCGCATCCATGAAATCCACCACCAACAGCATCACATGCTTCTTCAGTCGTGTGGGCACAATGTGCTAATGGTGTATTTGGAAGTACACAACATGCACCTGGACAACTTCCACCACCATTGCAAGCAATACATTCACCAGGAATTCCCGAATCTTTCAAGTCACCACATACCCCGTCACAACAACAACTTCCTGGAGGACAATTCTCATCATTTTTACAAAGTTCGCCAGGACATATTTCACATACCCCTTCTTCGCAACAGAATTGCATTCCTCCAAAAAGACAATCTGCATTACTTTGACAACCAGCGCAACAAGAGAAATCACTTGGTAGATTTTCACATGTAGTATTGGAGAACGAACCTCCCGCAGCCTGACATGAATCTGCTGTACCATCATTTAAAACTGACTCACCATCCACACAAGTACAGCAACAACCACCACATGAAGTTGTATCACAAGATGTACCACTTCCTTGAAAATCACCACCACAACCTCCTTCGTCAGTTTCGGAACAAGTCCCATTAGTACAACATGCACCAGTACCCAAAAAACAAACATCTGATTTACCGCACTGACAACTTGCATTTGAACCTGTTGGACAAGTAGTTCCAGCGTGCCATGAACCACCAACATATTCACACTCCGAGAATGTTAAATTTTTACAACAGTTATTTTGTGTTTCTAATGGAGAATCACAACAGTTACACTGTGAAGCATTTAAACAACAAATTCCTGTTTCATTATTAAAACAACAAATGTCCGTTTCACAATCAGTTCCAGGTCCCATGAATATACCACCAAGGCCTGAACATACTTGATTTGTGACATCTTGACACTGTTCTATTTCTTCAAGACAACATGCACCAACCACAATACTATGGTCGCAACAATCAACACTTTCACAAATACCACCTTCTATTGGAACACCACCCAAAACATATTTACAAATATTAGACGATACTGCACCAAGTTCACTAGAACCTGCACTATCTCCAACACAAACACCATCTACACAACAAGCAACCCATTCTTCTTCACAAGGACTTGCACACAAATCTTCCATGCTGTAACAATTAATTGGTATTGGAGTTTCTAGTTCTTTTAAATACCATGCACCATCTTCTGTTTCTGCATCTTCATAATATAAGTATTCCCAGAAACTTCCACCAAAGTAATTACATTCTGCTAAACCTTTTCCTTCGATGCAAACACCAGTTCCAATATAGTTTCCCCAGTTTCCACCATCACTACAACAAATTCCTTCAGCAGTAACACCACAATTTCCCGAACAATCAGAAAGCATACTCCATACTGCCATATTCTTTTCTTCGCATATTTCTTTTGTTGTATATTCTATACATTGATTATCGCCTTGGTCATCGATATAACAACAAGAACCAATATTTATTATACCATCGCAATCTCCATGAGATACTCCGTATCCTCTAACAGTGAATGATGCATTCCATGTAACTCCACCATCATTGCTTATGAAATTTATAATGTCTTCTGCACAAGAGAAGTATGCATCGTCTTCGTCAAAGTAAACATTTGTAGGCCAGTCCCATAGGTCGTTGCTTTCAATAACAAGTGTAAAACTAAAGATTTCATCTGAATTAAATTCACCAGTGAACCCTGCAATTCCTATTGGAGTGCTGACTTTATATACAGAAGCATGTCTAACTTCTAATTGAATTCCTGTTCCATCACCGGCAGTTTCACCACTACTAATATATTCTCCACCAGTAATCCCTACAAAATCAATAGATTCTATTGATGGCACAAATATAATATTTTCTTCTGGGTCTAGTGTTGCAGTATTGTCGAATGACATTATACCACCAGACTCGAAAGTTAAACCCGATGCACTTGCAGTACCACCTTCAGAGAGATATAAGAATCTATCTGTAGCAAGTGTGCCAGCAGTTCCTCCTTGTTTACTATTATCACCACTGATTGCAATAGTATTGCTGTCTTCTGAAATATAAATCGAAACAGAACCATCCGAAGTAATTCCTCTAAACCACAGTGTGGCGCCAGTAACACCATTACCCGCTGTACTAAATATTGTGATACCATCACCAAGATTAACCCCATTAACCGTCCCTGTTGCTCCTGTAATCCCTGCAACACCCTTTATTTGGACAACACTACCATCTGATAGGTTTAAATTTAAATATGGAAAGTTTTTACTAGTAGACACCACATGAATACCAGTTGCACCAGTATTACCAGTTGCACCAGTTGCACCAGTATTACCTGTAGGTCCAGCAACAGTAGCGCCACTTGGACCTGATGGACCAACTGCGTTAAAGTCTGGTGTTATTGAACTACTTCCGATTACTGGCATTGTTTTTTATTCCTAGATAGAATCTCCATTTTATTTATGTTCCGTTCGTGCATAGAGGATATGGGCAACCATCCTCTCTGCTACATTCAATCCATTCACACCTTCC